CCTGGTAATCCTCATTTTTTGAACCCTCCACGGTTGATCGAGACTCTAGTATATCCTGTTTGTTACTACTAAGGAAAGCGGTTTATTCTGTTTGGGAATCGTTTATAGCCTCGTAGGGGCGCGATCGGAAGCGCCCCTACCCCTACCCCTACCCCGAAGGGAAACGGCCCCTCTCGGGGCCGTCTAGGCGCTACCGGGCCGAATCCGCTAGACTCGCCGCGTAGTCGCCGTCCGCTTCTCGCTGCTCAGCTAGCTCTATGTACTTCTGGAGGAAGTGACGGGCCTTGTACAGGTCGCCAATGCCGTTCTTCTTCCTCCACCGGGTGACGTACTTGGTGATCTGGCCCTGGAAGTAGTCAAGGTCGTTAGCCACAACGAAGTCCCAGTGCTGAATGGGGGAGCGGTAGTGGGTTCCCCCTACTTGGGTGCTATTTGCCGCCGTAGTAGTCACGTTCAATCTCCTTGATAAGCTCAACCACAATAGCGGTGGGCTCGTTCTCGCGCAACCAAGTAAGTCCGCGCTCCAGCACCGCCTCCATGGGGAAGTTCCCCATCTGAATCTCTTCCAACGACTTGAAGCAGAGGTCCAGCATGTCCGCCTGCTTCAGCAGCTTGGTCTCGTATGGGGTGAGACTGGCTTCGTAGGGGAAGTGGAACTGCTCCAAACGCTTCAGCGCCTTGGCCAGACGCGGGCTTTGCCACTTGGCCGTGGCCGGAACGTCTCCGGTGTACTGCTCCGCCAGGTCGTGGTACAACGCCGCCCGCAACAGCTCTCCCGACATCTCATCGGTGAGTACCGTGAGCAACAGAGCAACGTTGCAGGAATGGTGTCCCACCGTCTCGGGAACGACCAAGTCCAAGGTATGAAACCGCTTGACCTTGGCTCCCGACCGCATCTTCTGTACCTTCTCAAACGCTGTCATTTCAACCTCCGTTGTAACCACTGAGTACAGGCCAACCTCCAGGCCTCATCTTCGATTACGTCGGCCCAAGCAAGAGCTTCTTGCCCCAACCCCTTCTTGTAGCGCTGCCAAGCCCGATACATGGGGAAGGCTACATAGCGAAACAGGCCGTTCTTGCACTGGAACGGGACTTCTGGGGCCATCAGAAACGTGTCCAACTCGGAAAACCACGTATCGGGGTGGTTGACCAGGACGTGGGTGATCAGGCCTGGGTAGGGGTTGCCGGGGTCGGTCAGAGTGAGCAACTCGCGGTGGTTCTTGACCTCGGGGTACAGGTGCATATTGTTGCTGAACTGGTTGTACTCCCCCACGTCGCAGCCGATCATGGTTGCCAGAACCTCCTGGAGCATAGACATGTGGACGGCGTTGGCCCCGTATGCTCCCCACACGGCATCGTTGGACCGACAGCAAACCGTCATGTGAAGGCTGTAGCGGTCCCTGCGGAAGTAGGCGTGGGTGTTGCACGGAATGTCCAGACTGCTTCTGCCCAGGTCAACGTATCCGTCCCACATGGACAAGACCGCTCTACGAGTGTTGGGGTCATTCTTCAGCATGGAGATTAGCGTCTGAAGCTGGTCGTAGCCAAAATGAATCCTCCACCGGTAGCCATATGCTCCGTCCAGGTCTCCGACGTCGTTAGCGTACTCGCGCATGCGACCGTTGAACTGAGCCACGAACCCGCAATCCATGCGCCCTCCGAGCATCCACAACCCCTCCATGAAGTGGAAGAACGGGTTGGCGTCGCGCTCAGGACAGAACAGTACGCGCTCCTTGGGACGCATGTAGGTAGTGACCACCGGGGTAGGAACCTGGATGACGGGGCCATTTCTGGAGTCGCCCTTCACCCCCACGTTTTGAAGCAAGCTCATGCCCTGGTAGAAGGCATCGTTTACGTTCTTGGCTAGAATTGTATACATACTACGCGCCTCCGTTGTACTTGGTTCTGGAGTACCCACGAGTCCACTTGTGAAACTCGCAAAGACAGTTCTGGACGTTCTGAGCGTCAAGGCACAGATGGGCAGGCAGCTCGTCCTGAATCAGATTCACCTCCCGTTGGAAGTCTTGCTGATTCCAGTACGTGCCGGAGCACTTGTCCAACAGCTTGTTCAGGCCCTCCATCGACCCCGGCCCTGGGGCACAAAAGTACCAGTAGTCAATGCTGAGACCCAGATACTTGGTGCGCTTCAAGTCAGCTACTACCTGGGCGGCCATGAACGTGCCTATGCGGGGGAGCGTCTGGAGTTGTTTCCAAACTCCTAAGCAGGTCTTCTCCAGAGGAAAGTCCAGAGCATCTACCGTGCGACATACGGACTCGTGCTTGGGAGAGCCGTCCATCTCAGCGGTGATCATATATGCTCCGGTCCAGGTCTTGTCCCCACGCTTGATGCGCTCGCCGATGGCCTTGGCGTACTTCTCCTGGTCCCACTCCAGGGGGAACCCAATCTCAGCCAAGGTAGCGGGCCAGTTGATCATGCGAGACAACAATATGGCCCGGGGCAGATTAGGATGGTACTCGTGAGGCCGAATCCACTTCTCATAAATCCACCGGCTGACTGTGTCGTCGTTGCGGTTGATGTTGCAGAATCTGTAGGTCTGCAGCACCTTGTCGTCGGTCCAGGGCTTGGGTCGCCCGTCTTCCTTCCTGAGTCTGACCAACTCTCGCTCACAAACGAACCCCAGAAACTTATTCATCATGTCTTGGTTCATACCGATACTCCCGAATATATGATGGACATAAGGTCTTGCCCCCCGTCAATGTCCACGACGGTGTCGCCCCTTGCGGTGAGTTTGTCCTTCAGGGACTGAATAGGTTTGACCCGGTTGCGCGTGTTGGCCTCGTTGAACGGTCTGGTGTTGCCGGCGTCTAACCGACGCTGCCTGACCCGGGCCACACACTCGTCGATGGGGGTATCCATGAACGCCCAGACCTTGTCCTGGGGAAGGGAGTCCAAGTACTTGCCCACGGCTCCGTGGTAGGTGGAGATGAGCAGCCCCTCGAACAGGAGGTGTCCCTGCTTGACGTACTCGCCGATCAGCCTGATCAACTCGTCGGTGGAGGCAATAGTATCCACCCCTCCGCACTTGTTGCCGTAGCTGCCCAAGACGTAAGTGGGCATGTAGTTGAATCCGAAGCTGATCTTGTACGCTTCGGGCTTCTTGTACGGCTCCACATGAATAGGTATGACGCACTCGGCCAGGTCCATAAACTCCCTCACCGCGGTGGTCTTGCCGCTGCCGCTAGTTCCGTGTAACTTGACAATCATCACTCACTCCCGTTGTTGATCGAGACTATAGTATACTCTGAGAATCTACATCAGGGCTAGCTATCCTTTGTAGAGCACATAGAAGGTCTTGCTGGTCTTTGTTCTTCCGGGCCAGAACCTTGAACACGTGATAATCCAGAGTGTTCTTGGCCATGAGGTAGTGTACCGTTACGGTCTTGGCCTCCTGACCTTGTCTCCACACGCGAGCGTTGGCCTGGTCATGCATCCCAAGGTCCCAAGGAACCCCCATCCAGCATACGGTGCTACAGGCCCCCTGCAGGTTGAGACCGTACCCAGCCGACGCTCCGTGCGCTACCAGTACTGGAACCTTCCCAGCGTTGAACCTATCCACTATGTCCTTCACGCTACCGCCGTCGCTGAGACTGGGAACCGGACCCAACGCCTTGCGAATGCGCTCCAGATCGTGGACAAACTCATAGAATACTAGCAACGGCTCCCCCTGAAGCTCTTCCACAATCTCTTTCAGAGCATTCACCTTGGCGTTGTGAATATGCTCCGGGCTTCCGTCTGGAAGATACAGCCCTCCATTGGCTATCTGACGACACCGCATACCGGCCACCGCGGCGTTGGGAGACATGACCTGCTCCCCACTCTGAAGCATGACCAGAAACTCCCTCTCCATGGTCTTGTACATGGCGTAGTCGTCCTTGGCCAGAGTCACCTCTATGGGGTTCTTGATCAGCTCGGGCATTACCAGACAATCGTCCTTGGACATTCTCAGAATGAGCGGCGCTATGGCCTTGTAGATGACCTCTTTGTTGCTTTCATGAACCTCCCACCCGTAGCCGTCGAAGCTCTTCACGCAAAACGCCTTGTGGAAGTGAGAGGGGTTGGGGCCAAGCGCAGCGCCCCTATCCAGCAGGTATATCTGAGACCACACGTCCAGCAGACCGTTGGGGGCCGGGGTACCGGTAAGGATCCACCTATACTTGTACCGGTACAGCACGTTGGACAACGCTCTGAACCTCAGTGAGCTGGCGTTCTTGAACATGCTGGACTCGTCAATCACCAGCAGCTGCATCGGCACCTTGACAAACGATGGGTTGCGAATCAGCGCCTTCAGACTTTCAGGGTTGATGCCGTATATGTCTGCCTCCGGTAGAGGGTTTGTGGGGGTCACATTTACTCCGTTGAGGTTGATAAACCGCAAGTGTCGAGTAGTATCCCACTTGGCTATCTCTGACGGCCACACGTTTTCCAGAACCCGGATTGGGGCCACTATCAACGCTTTCTTGACGTGTCCCTCCGCCATCAGGGCAGATATGGCCGTCAGCGATATGACGGTCTTCCCCAGCCCCATATCGAGGAACAGCCCTGCCCATTGCCGGCTGAGGAGAAACTTCACCCCCTCGTCTTGGTAAGGTTTGAGGTTCAGGTTCATGCTCGTACCCAATCGTACAGGTCCACCTCTGGGGGCAAAAGCGGCCGCAGGTTGTACGGGTCATCCCCCAGAGATAGGTGGTTGTGAAGTATGCCGTCGCCGATCACGTGTACCTTTGTTATGAAGTACCCCTTCATCAAGCACAGCACGGTCTCTGCCTCCGACGGTCCGCAGGGTCGGTCATAGGTGGGAGGGGCAAGATACTGCTCGATCTCGTCCACCACTATCTGTATGGACTCGGCCAAGGTCTTGTCGGGCCAGAAGGCTTTGGCGGCCTTGGCCGGCTCGCTGGGCAGAAACTTGTCCGCTCCTGAGTAGTCCACAGGAAGGCCCATGCACCGGTCAAGGTAGTCGCAGGCCTTCCAAATGAAGTACGGTCCAAACCCTCTGATGTCCGAGAATCGCTGAGTCACCTCAGCCAGCGTTCGACCTTGGAATCGTTTGAACGCAAACCTGGGGTCAGGGATTTCCCGCGACAGGTCGGATATGGAGCTGAGACCGTTGGCGGCTTTGAAGTGGCGACGCTCCACCCCTCGCTTGCATACTGAGAAGTTGTCGATCACGTAGTCCCAGAACTGGTTGGGCTCCACCACCGCGGCCTTGGCTGCCTCCCCCACGTCGTAGAACATCAGCATGTGAAGACAGAACTGGTTCGCCCAACCGTCCCCCCACAACATCCTCCCTTTATGAATCATGGTGTAGGTTGGGTCAAGGTCGTTGATGCGGATCAGCTCCCGGGCCAATACTTGCCAAGTGCTAACCTCCATTGGTGAAGTCATCTATGATCTTCCTTCCCTTGTAGTGATCGTCCACGACCTCAACCCGCATACCGTGACCTTGCAGGACGCCGTGTACAAACTTCTGAAGGGGAGTGGGTTGCTCTCCGAGCCTCTTGAACTCAATGAACAATACTTTCCCGTGAAAGATGAAGAGGCGATCAGGCCAGCCTCTTCTGCCTTTGAGGTTCATCTTCAAGACTTCGCAGCCTTTGCTCTCTGCGTAGTCGCACACTTGAGCCTCTACCATCTTTTCCAGAGGATTAACCATGTTCGCACGGTCCCGACTTGGACTTGGCGTATGCGCACCACCTACACGCCGACGCCGATGGAGTGGCGGGGTAGGATTTGGCGTTGATCTGGAGCAGCGCCCGAGCGTTCCAGAACATCTTCAGCCCCTCCAGTTGGTCTCTCGTGTAGGTGGTTACCTCTCCCACTCCGCACAAGTACAGGGCCGAGGTTACCACTTGGGATACGTCGGGGTACTTGAGCAGCCCCATCACGGCGTAGAGCTGGAGCTGGTCTTTGTGCTCCGGATATTCCTTGCCCGACTTCAGGTCAATAACGTACAGCGACCCATCGAGAACGTAGTGGATATCTACCACTGCCTTGATGAGGGTGTTCTCGTCTTCCTCGTGAGGATACTGTATGTTCCAGTCTCGGTCTACCAGCCACACTTCCTCAGCCTTCGCCTCCAACTGCTTGTAGATGCTGAGGAAGTCCCTGATGGGGTACAGCTCTACCGGAAGTTGGTAGAGCTTCAACTTCCCATTGAGGAAGTTCTCGCAGGCCAAGTGGAGTCGTGTGCCGCGACGAGACGCCGGGCTGGAGTTGTCAATGCGCTCCCCGGACAGGTAGCTGAAGGAATACTCTGCCGGGCAGTTCTCGAACGTGGTCAAAGCGCTGTAGCTGGTTCTTGTAGGCTTCATTTGTAGTCCTTCATGTCGGCCCAGTTCGGACCTATCTTGATGGTGGCCCTCATAGGTATGTCAAACTCCCCAGCTTCCATAGCGGCTTTGAGGATGGCCACTTCGGACTCCAAGTGCTGGGGGGCAACGCTGATACAGATTTCATCGTGTACGGTGGCAAGCAACCTACCGTGCTTTCTGGTCCTGTCGTAGTTGATGATGGATTGCTTCGTCTGGTCGGCAGAACTGCCCTGGATCAGATAGTTGATGAGTACATAGTCCTTGTTCCACACTCTGCCGTCGATCTGGACTACCGATTCAGGGGCGTGGATCAGTCTTCCGCCCCAGGTTCTGACTGGTTGCTTGCTTCTTGCCCGTTCCTCAACACTGTACATGAAGTCCTTGACCCCTGTAAGGGTGCTCAGATAGGCGCGCTTGATAGCTACAGCCTCGTGAGTGGGACAAGCAAGTCGTTGAGCCATGGTAGCGGCTCCGGCTCCGTACAGGATGGAGAATGCCGTGACCTTTGTATGCTTGCGGGTGATCTTCATACCAGTTTGGTCAGATATGATGCTTGCCGCTACGGCGTGTACATCGGCTGCCGGGTCTGAGTCATAAATTTCCTTTATGGCCCCCTCTGCGAAGTGACCCAGCATTCTGATCTCTTGAGAGTGGAAGTCCGCGCTGACGAACACCTCCCCCTCGTCTGGGAGCACATACCGTCGAATGCGAGGATAGGGCAGATACCCGCTTGGGGGTTCCATCTCAAACTCGGTAGGTATGTTCTGGAAGTTGGGGTCAGAGCTGCTCAGTCGTCCTGTCTTTGCCCCATACTTCTCCCCCTTCACCTGGTTCCAAGACGGGTGAAGCATTCCTCCGGCCTTGTCCGCCTTTTCCAACCACGGGATCATGAACGTGCCGAGGCAGGTTTTCAACGTGGCCCGGTAGTGGAGCAGTTCCTGTAAGCGGTCGTGGCGTATTACCTGCTTGAGCGTGTCCTTGCTGGTACTGTACTTCTTAGTGGGGGTCAGCGGCCATTCGTCCAGCGGCACGCAAA